TTGCCTCAGAAGAAACTGTTATAGAATTATTCAGAACCCAATTGCCGCCGCTTGTTGAAACAATATATGTTCCGCTAGGAATGGAATTGCCAGTGATGGCCATTCCTACTGCCACCGAACCGCTGTTCGTGCTTGATACCGTCAGAACACCGGCGGTGATGGATCCAGTAAACGAAGCATTGTTTACGGAAGTAATCGTAGTACCATTGGTAATGGATTGACCAGATATTACTGTTCCAGATGAAAGATAGACATTGTTTGTAACAGTCAGCGTCGTGCCATTGATATAGCCGGTGAACACTGTGCTGCCTGTGGTCACATAGGCATCAAGCATGACGATATTGTTGCTGGGAACAGAGTACGTGGATTGGCCTTGCACAAGCGGAATGCTCTGCAGAGTCACCATCCAAAGGTTTACACCTTCAGATGACCAACGCCCCAGCAGCAGGTTTGCGGCCATACGGGCCGATTCCATGTGCTGCTGGGTAATGGCAGTGTTTCGGATCCCGCACAGATTGAATGCGTACAGGACCAACTCGCCCAATGACGGGTTGTAGTTATAGGTGCCACTCGCCGTCATTGGCTATTCCTTACAGAGTGCCGTCGTTTTTGATCAAGTACCCGCCAATAAAACAACTCACGGAGCCGTTGATGCCGCCACTGTTGGTCTTTGCTTGCCACTGCAGGTCGCAGCCAGCCGAGTAAGGGATGGGGACGGTGAAGGGGATGTTGAAGAAGCCCGTGGAGAACGGGGAAATCTGGGCCTGCTGCGTGTTCTGGTTATGCGGGATCGAGTACCCGTTCAGGACCAGAGTGGAGGGCAGGTTGTAGAATTCCTGCGTCTGGAACAGAACCGCCTGATTGGCGAGCGTGCTATTAGCCTGAAGCAGGGTCTGGTAGAAGGTGTAACCGTTGGGAACAGTGTACACCGCCATCTGCGTCTGGCCAAAGCCGGGGTTGATCTGGCCATACACTGTCGTGCTGACTTTGGCCGTGATCGTGCCGACGTTGGAGAAGTTGGTGCAGTACAGGCCATTGACGCGGAGGTAGGAGTTTACCGACGTGACGGCGGTCGTGCCATTCAGTGTCAGCGTTTCCGACTGCAGGTTGAAGTTTGCGTCCAGACCAGAGATGAATACAACCCCGGTGTCTGACGTGCTCGAACTCGCGAGGGTAAGCTGCGATGCGGTAGACAAGTAGGTGTAGTTGTTCTGCGTGGCGTTGTTGGCCCCTTCCCAGACGGTCTGGGGAGTAGTGGTATTGCCAATTCCCGATGAATAACCGAAGATAGCAACCGGCTGATGAAACGTAATCTGGCCACGTCCGACTTGCAGATCAAATGGCTCATTCCGGCCAGTGCGAGTGATCGACGGACTAACGGTCCCGGTGGTAACAAAAGCTGACATATTACTCGCCCTTCTTGTGGCCAGCGCGGGCCGCTGCTACGTTGTCTACTAGATTTGGGTAAGGCCGTCCAGCGGCTCTTGCTCGCGCCTTGGCATCTTGCACGCTTTTGCGGTTCAAATGCTTGTGCTCAGCATCGCTAGGCGCTTCCGTTTCCCAGAACGGCTTCTTCAGCATTTTACGTCCCACCGCTTCAGCGCCAGATTGATCCGGCTGTTCGGGTCATGCGCCGTTTTGGGCGATGCCAAGCTATGCTTGAGTCCGCACATCCGAGTCCTAAAATTCTCACGCCGTTGCGCAGCTTCTGGACTATGCTCAGCTTCAGATGCGGTCACAGGGCGCTTGATGTTGTGACCTTCCGCGCGCAGTGATGCGCGGCCCTTATCATTCAATCCACCAGCCGGGGATTGGCCTTCTTTGCGCTGCCAAGTGTCAGACATTGCAATCTCCATAGCAAAACGGGGGCCGTTAAGCCCCCGCTCGCTTTTTAATGGACTAGATTGGCCTCAGAGGCCATCCATTTCCATGTCCAGCTTACGGCCCTTGGGGACTTCAGCCTTGGCAGCCGACGAGAACGGGTGCGATTCACACGAACCACCCGACTTGCGCGGCTTGCGGCCCATGTGATGCTCGGCCTTTTCACCATGCATTTCTACATGCTTCTTGCCGACCATGCCGCCACGCTTGCGCTTTTCGCGCCCCATGGTCGATTCGTGCTCAGGACCCATGCCTTCTGCACACTTGCCGCCCGACTTCCGCTTGGCGCGGCCACCGCGCTTACGCTCTTCGGCCTCACGGTCGATTTCGCGCGCGTTGGTACGTGCTTCCGGGTGGTCGTGCAGGTCTTTTTCAGCTTCATTCACACCGCCAGTGTTACGGTGCTTGCGCATGTGGCTTTTCATTTAAGCCTCCTTAGTAGACGATGTTACCGTTGCCGGTGGTGTAGCTGTTGTAAGCCTGTGCGTACTTCACAACCAAGGTTGCAACGCCCGAGCCGGTATTCGTAGAAGTGACAACAATCTGAACGTCGGTCGGCCCGACGTTCAACCAGTTGGAAATCTGCGTAGCGCCGGTTCCGGGAGTCACAGTGACCTTGCCAAGGTTGGTGCCATCAACTGCACCAGCAGTGGTAAGTGCGGTAGCCGAAGCCGTGGTGCCGAAGCCCAAGGTCTTGGCGGTTCCCGTCCACCCAGTCGTCACAAACAGATCAATCGAGGTGATGAAGCTGTTTGCCGGAATCACCAGCGAGGTCGTGTAGACGCCTGCCGAACTTCCGTTAGTCGCCTGATAGATAACCTGCGCCTGAACCATATCGGTCCAACCAAGGTTCTGTTCACCGCTGCTGCCACCGACACCGGCAAGATTGCCGGTGCCATCGCTGTTAAGTACGTTCCCTGCGAACAGGGGACCAGTAAAGGCTGTAGCTGACATATTTAGTCTCCCTTACAGCACTATTACGAGGTCGGGAACGAACCGTAGATCGAGCGCCAGTTGTAGTACCCAAACGAGTACCGCTCATAGCCCTTGACCAGCAGGTTGTCGGTCACAAAGTCCACCTGCATGTCGGTTTCGAACTTCACGCGTTCCATGTACGACAGACCGTCGATGTTGGTCAGCAGGAACCAAGCATACGACGAGGTCAGGAAGTCGTTGACCATGTAACCTTCAGGCAGGCCACCAGCAGTCGACAGGATCGCGTTCACGTCGTTGTCGGCAGTACCCGGACGCAGTTCCGTCTTCGTCAGACGAATTGCAACGGGTTCAAGCTGCGGCGGAACGATCAGCTTACGACCGCGAGCAAACACCTTCAGACCAGCCTGATCCTTGAAGTTCGTGCGGATTGCGATCATCGCATTCAGCAGCGTAGCTTCGTTCAGGTCAACCTGCGTCGAAGGAGTGTTAGCAACCGTACCACCGTCAATCGGGTGCGAAGCCGAGCACAGCGCAACGCCGTCAGCGCCGATAGCGGCGTTGTAGGTGGTGGCGGTGTTCAGAATGTTCGCGCCGTAGATTTCCTTGGTCTGCTGAAACGATTCAATCAGGCCGAGGTTCGACGGGTGGAACTGCGTCTTGTACAGGTTGTCGTCAATGGCCTTACGCGTGATGGCATAGCCCAGCGCAATTTCATTGTGCTCTTGGTTGTAGATGTAGCGTTCACCAGCACCATTGTCGAAGGAGGTCTGGCCGCCTTCAGTCTTAAGCTGGGCAAGACCGAGGTAACGCATTTCAGCGGTACGTTCGAGAGCCAGCTTCGAGTCGTGCTTCGTGAAGATCTTGTCGTACTGAGACGGAATCATCTCGTACTTGCCCTCAATCCCCCGGAGACCGGGGAGGAGAAGGTCTTTAATTGCTGAAAGATTAACAGCCATTGTGCCTTACTCCTTAGACGGCGGTCAGATTCTTGGTTTCGACGTTATTAAACGCCACAACCGCGTAGTTATATGCACCCGACGAAGTGCCGTTGGCACCCGGAGGGTTGGCGGGAAGCGACACAACACGGAACGGAAGCGTCGAAGTGGTCGCAGGAGTCACCGTGATGTCGATGTAAGCGCCCGAGATACCCGTCGAGGTATTGCCGGTGCCGTAAGCGAACTGCACGTTCAGGCCGATCTGAGCAGCAGTCAGACCAGTCGAAGACGAACCGCTAACCTGCGCAAGGAACTGCGCATTCGGATCGTTGACGATGTAGGCTTCCGTAACGCCTTGGTTGGCGCTCGAAACGTCCGAACCCGGCCAATAGTTCGACCAGACGGTGCGCTTCTGCGAAGTCGAGAGGTACTTGCAACCTTGGAAGATGCCAGCAATCGTGGTCGTGCCGGGGCCGGGGCCAGTGGTCACGCCAGCAATTGTGCCGTCCGAAAGACGAAACACTGGGTCGCCGTAGAAGATGTTCGCAGTATTGTAGTCAATTCCGCCAATCAGAGTAACCTGCTCATACGTAGGGGCCGAGCCGGTGCCACTGGACTGACGGAAACCGAAAGGGGCGTTGGTATTCGCCATGTCGGGAATCCTTTTCAGGAAAGTCGTCGTCGCACACCGGGGCGATTAAAGACTTGAAACTGGTTAAATCTCCACACCGAGGGAGATCGACTGTAACCCTGCTACTATTTAGGGCAGATTGTCAACTGCAAAATAAAGGGGCGGTAGTTAGCCGCCCCTTATTGTTACTCTGGAATCGGAATTGATTCGTAAGAACGCTTAACCTTGACCAGCGACTGGTCCTTGTTGGTGCGCTCAAACTGACCGCCTTCTGCCGAATTGAGTTGGGCTTCCTTCTGCCGGACCTGCCGACGGGCCTTGTTCAGTTCGATCAGACGCGCTTCATCACAAATTTCCTTGGGACGCTCCATAAGGA